CCTGATGGGTCAATGGGTTCTTTCTATGCCATGTCCTCGCAGCTTCTAAGCCGTGTTAGAGGACTTATCGCGCCTTACCTAGACCCTAGAAGCATGGTCGGCTAATGACGGCTATAACAACCCTCAGAGCCTCTATAGCGGCATCTCTAGTGGACAACACTCTCTACCAAGTATTCTCATTCCCACCAGCGAGCCCTATCCCTAATTCGCTTATCGTCACCCCAGACGATCCATACATCACACCAACCAACAACGACCGCACCTCGGTTGCTCCGTTGGCTAATTTTAAACTTTCAATCATCGTGCCGCTTCTTGATAACCAAGGCAACCTTGCTGGCATCGAAGCCGATGTAGTCCGAGTATTCCAACTCCTCAATGCTTCTAGCATTGTGTTTAACGTGGGCTCAGTTAGCGCACCTAGCGTTATCTCAGTACCTTCTGGCGATTTACTGACTTGCGATATTGCAATCAGTACCCTAACGGAATGGAGCTAATCGTGAGCGATTGGACAAAGGAGCAAGCAGCCTTCCTAGCGAAGATTGGTCAACTCCCACCAGCAACACCAGCACCAAAAGCAAAACCAACACCAACGAAAGATGAGGAATAACCCATGGCAGTATATCTAGCAAATACGGGAGTTCTAACTGTTAATGCGGTAGACCTCTCAGACTACGTTACAAGCGTTACTATTAACCGATCTGCAGACGAACTTGAGGTCACAGCTCTTGGAGATACTGGTCATCGTTTTGTAAAGGGCTTGGAAGCTTCTAGCATCACTATTGACTTCCTTAATGACTCTGATTCATCAAAGACACTCCAGACACTTAATTCACAATGGGGCAATAACGTCACAGTAACATTTAAGCAGCAGGATGCAGTTGTATCAGCGGCTAACCCGCTTTACACAATGACCTGCCTAATTAACAACACAACACCTGTTAACGGTGCAGTTGGTGACCTTTCAACACAGTCAGTAACTTGGAACGTATCAGGTACAATCGACGTAGACACAACACCATAATAAAAGGAGAATAAGGGCATGGCAAAGCTAAAGGTAACAAGGGCTGATAACTCAGTTAGCGAGTTTGAGATAACTCCACTAATCGAGTATGCCTTCGAGCAATACGCCAAGAAAGGCTTCCATAAGGCGCTCATTGAAGATCAGAAGCAATCTGATGTCTATTGGTTGTGTTGGGAAGCAATCCGTCGCTCTGGTGAAACTGTTCCACCATTCGGGGAAAAGTTCCTAGAGACAATTAAAGGGGTCGAGGTTTTAGAGTCTGACCCTTTAGGCTAGATCGGAACTCCGTAACAATGACCGCCGCGAGGCTCTCATACGAGTACGGAGTTCCGTTCGAGTCGATAATCAATCTAAGCCCTATGGCTTGGAAGGCTCATATTCAGGTATTACACGATTTAGCGAAGGAGCAGCGAGATGCCAGCAGAGGTAGTAGGCGCACTCGAGCTTCGTAAAGCGATGAAGTTACTTGTTCCAGATATTGCTAAGGAAAGCCAGAAGGAAATCGCTGGTCTGTTGCGTTCAGTAACCAACAAGGCTAGAGGCTACGTTCCAAGCGAAGCCCCTCTATCTGGCTGGGCTAAAGCAGTAGGCGTATGGGAGAAGCGTGTCTACGATGCGGGAACTATCAAGCGCGGAATCACCTTCTCAGCTGCACCGTCTAAGCCTAACCAACGCGGGTTCAGATCACTTGCAACGATTTACAATAAGTCGGTAGCAGGTGCAATCTATGAGACCGCAGGACGTAAGAACCCAATGGGTCAGCCTTCACAGGCTTCTACCCGTGGCAAGTATTCAAGTTATGTAGATACATCAAACAAGGTCAATAAGTCTGCTAACCCTAATGCGGGTAAGCAATTTATCGGTGCAATGGGTGAGATGTACAAGGCAGAGCGCGCACAAGGTCAGCGTGGGCGTATGAGCCGCAAGATGAACGGTCGCCTTATCTTTAGAGCATGGGGCGAAGATCAAGGAAGAACTCAAGCCAAGGTCATCAAGGCTATTGAGAACTCACTTCACAAAGTAGAAGTAGCAACTAGGAGAGCAGCTTAATGGCATCAACAGACTTAGCGGTAAGAATTGCCACAGTCCTCGATGCGACTGGACTCAAGAAGGCAGACAAGGAACTCAATAAGTTCCAAAAGAATGTAAACAAGTTAGGTCGCAGCCTTGGCTTAGCCCTATCTACTACCGCTATTGTTGCTTATGGCAGAGCCTCAGTAAAGGCTTTCGCAGCCGATGAAGCAGCAGCCAATCGCCTTGCCACCGCAGTCGATAACTTAGGCTTATCCTTCTACAAGGCAGACGTAGAGACCTTTATCTCTCAGACCGAGAAAAGCGCAGCAATCCTCGACGATAAACTCCGTCCAGCGATGCAAGCCCTTCTTACTACTACAGGTTCACTTGCTAAGTCTCAAGAGCTTCTCAATAATGCCATTCAGATTAGCCGAGCAAGCGGGGTAGATTTAGCCACCGTCGCGCAGGACTTGGCTAACGGATACGTCGGGATTACTCGCGGCTTAAAGAAGTACAACACAGGTTTAACTCAAGCAGAACTTAAAACCAAGTCATTCTCTGAAATCCTTGGCGTTCTATTGACCCGCTCAGCTGGTGCGGCAGATGCCTACCTTGGAACTACCTCATACAAGATGGAAGTTCTCACCGTGGCAGCGGCTAACGCTCAAGAGACAATTGGCAAAGGCTTGGTAGATGCTTTCGCCAAGTTAGGTGGCGGCTCTACTGCCAGCGATGCAGCTAAAACTATAGATAATATCGCCAAGGGCATTAACGGCATTACCAACGCAGCAGCAAGCGCAGTTGGAGCAGTTGTAAAACTTTACCGAGGTCTAGACTTCCTCACCTCATTCGGTGGCATTACTGGCTCTAATGGCAAATTCAATCAGTACGCTGATAGAATGAATACCCTTGCCGCTCAAAACCTTGCAAACCGTAAAGGTGGACGTTCTTCCTCACCTGCTGGAACTTGGGCAAAAACAAAGCAGCAGCGAGATGCAGAAGCAGCAGCAACTAAGCGCGCTAAAGAATTAGCCTCACTTGACCGCCGAGCAGAAGAAGCAAGCCATGGCAAAGAAGCAATCAGCCCTATTTGACATGGAGCAGATTCAGATCGTAGCTGCTCTCAAGGGCAAGATTAGCAAAGAGGAAGAACTGCGCCTCCGCCTACAGTTAGCCCTCATCACAGGCAACACAGAGGAAGCAGATTCTCTCTCACGTCAATTGGCTAACGCTATCGACTCTACTGGTCGCCTTGCTCAATACTTGAGAACATTGCCAGATGCTAATAACCCATTTAAGCATTGGGAAGAATACCTAGACAACATGATTAGCAAGGCGCGTACCGCAGCAGTAATTGCAGGTGCAACCGCAGCAGCATCAGCGCCTACTACCAACGTTCCAAGTTCTAACGTGTTCCCAGACCTAAGCGCAACACAGGCTGAGATTAACCGTGAGCGCGGCAATATGTACGGTTCAGGCAACGTAGGCGCTCAGTCGGTAGTAGTACAAATTGACGGCAAGGCAGTAGCATCTGCCCTGCTAGACCAGTCAATGAGCGCTGGACAAGTTGCGTACCTAGATCGTAGAACAGGTGGATTTGGATAATGGCTCTGCCAGCACAGATAGCCGTATCCTTTGACTTCTCTAGTGGCGCGACCTTCGGCTATCCCTTTGTAATTGGTGATAGCAAGTACGGCATCCTAGGAGTATCTACTCTCGGTGCATCGACCGTACCCGTTCCAATCGTCGACCTCACTCCCGATGTTCGCCAGATTACTATCAACCGTGGACGTAACGTTATCCGCGACCAGTACGAGGCTGGCAGTTGCGTAGTGCGCGTTCTCGACCCTAACTCATACTTTAACCCCCAGAATTTGTCATCGCCGTTTGCGGGCTACCTAGTGCCGCTGCGTAAGTTGCGTGTATCAGCTACAACAGGAACAGATCAGCACTTCCTATTCTCAGGCTATACAACAGAGTACCGATACACCTACCCACAAGGGCAGGAGATTGGTTACGTCGATATCTACTGCTCAGATGCTTTCCGCCTATTCCAACTATCACAGGTTGAGACAGTCGCAGACTCAGGAGCAGGGCAATCTACTGGCACTCGCCTAGGCAAGATTCTCGACCAGATATCCTTCCCTGCCAATATGCGTACCTTTGCTACTGGTGACTCTAACTGCCAAGCCGACCCAGGAACGCTTCGCACTTCCCTAGCAGCCTTGAAGAATGTCGAGTTCTCTGAGCAGGGTGCGTTCTATATGGATGGCTCTGGTACTGCCGTGTTTAAGGATCGTAGCGATGTAGTCTCATCTATCGCTGCTACCCCTATCGAGTTCAACCAGACCACAGGCATACCTTATGCGAACCTTGTCTATAGTTTCGACGATAAATTAATTATTAATCAATCGACTATGACCCGCTATGGCGGCACTCAGCAGTTCGCAGAGAACACCGCATCGGCTATCAAGTACTTCCCACATTCTTACAATCAATCAGAGCTAGTCATCGACACAGATGCCAACGCCCTGAATATCGCCCGCACCTACGTG